TGATATTGAAAATGTGAAGATTGTATGAAAGAAATAAAATACATTGTAACCGACCAAGATGGTTCTACGGTAGAAGAGTTTACCGACCCTATGGAGGCAGCTTTACTTGCTACTAACCATATGGATGATAGATATGAAGTTTATTGCAATTCTAAAGAAAAATGTAATGAATGGATCGCCTTTAAATATAAAGAAGATTTATGATAAAGGGTGTTATAGGGTTTAGTTATATTGATGGCCGTTTCTATGGCCATATGTTAATTGTAAGAGGGAAAAGAGTAATTAATCTACCTCTACCATGGGGTGTCTATCATTGTATGCTTCGACTTTGGAGTAGTAAAAATATCCTCCGAAAAATTTTCTATAAAAACAGTACGGATTGGAAAGAGATCCTTGGACAATAAAAAACGTCTGTTTATATGGCCGTTGGATGTTATTACATTTATAGATTAGACTTTGTTAACTGCCACACAAAGCGCTTTTTCTAAGGGTTTAAATCTATTGTAGAACCACGTATTGTTACAGACTGCGTTGTATTCTGAGTGCTACTACCTTCTACTGTCTTTACTTCATTACCTAGTATTTGTTGTGTGTAGTTACCTGCCACCTTTAAATTGTAATCACCACCTGAATTGACGTTTATGTTACCATCTACGGTAACCATGTTAATGTTTCCTTTATCTACTTGTATATTAATATTGGCGTTAGCACCTATCTCTATATCGTAGTTATTATTAGCGTCGCCGTTTTTATTAATGAATAGCTTATGACGGCCGTTAATGGTAATGTCGGAGTTGCCTTCAATGTAGTGTTGGTCTTTGCCTTTTACATTGGTAAATTGGTCACCAACGACCAGATTGGTTTTGTTACCTGTGTGGTCTATTTCATATGCCGTACCACTTCTATGTCTTTCGTGTATTCTGGTGGTATTCTCTGTGTCGTCATACTCTCTAATGTGACCTGATTCGCTTTCAAATACGTGATTGTAAGGGTAAACGGCATTGTAGGTAATTTTAGGCTGGTCAAATGTGTCGCTGTCTGAACCAGGTATTTCTGATTCGTCTGCCACTATAACAGGATTAAAGTCAGCTGTTGCCACGCCAGTTATTCTATTTGCCTTACGGATCGTTAAACTACCATGCTCATTTTCTCCGTTAACTGCAAGCCGATTGGTGTCCACTTCGATTTCTCGTGGATAAACTGAAACTTCCTTATTATCAGGTCGGCCGTTAGGGTCATTAAAACCTTTTGCCGTTTCACCTAATGCAACAGGAATACCAGGCAAACTACCCAATATCATAGGGTCTTGCCGATCCATGCCGTCTTTAAAATAACCAAAGACCCAACTGCCTTCTACTAAGAATGAATGTTCACCTAATCCACTAATACCTGCACTTGTAGTAGGTAATAGACAGGATGCCCAAGGTAAGTCTGTAGTAGGCAAGTCCTCTTTGACCTCTGTATGTGTGCCTAATATACGAACACGAACACGGCCAGCTTTTAAAGGGTCGTTTCTATCTTCTACAACACCAACAAACCAAATAAAACCGTTTAATCCTAAAAAATTTTCTGAGTATGCCATCTTTTTCTTTCGATATATGTTTTCTTTTAATGCCTTGCCTTTACGCTATTTTCGCCTATTACTTATACCGTTACGCAAGTACTCTCTAATACCCTTAAACCAGTTCCATTTGTTATAATCCCTTGTTTTTCTTACTAAAATGCTTCGTGGTCTCCCTTTATTATAAGATAAATCATCAAATTGTTTACTATTCGGTGTATTGTTCATTATATCATTTAACCACTTATCATCACACATTTGGCAACAATCAGGTGTTCCACAATGTTTATGTTTAGTAAAGGTCTTTCTAAGTCGGTAGACGGTGTTTTTTATGAGTGAATGTGTCATTTTTCGGTCGGAAACTCTCTGGTTTATGAGAGTATATTCTCTCCTGTATCGGTGTTAATAACGGCGTTGTCCAATGTTTCTTGTACTACGGTGGCGCCTGTGTCGGTATGATAATTAGTGTGTGTATCGTTGGTTTCTTCAGGATACGGTAGTCTAACGGAATCTTTCATACAATCTAATGACATAATATGCTGGTTACTAAAGGGTTTAATTGTGTGTCGCATAGATCGAATTAAGTATCGACCTGACATATAAGGGTCTATATCTAATTCTGAATAGTCAGCTGGTTCGTATATGGGCATTTCAAATGATATAAGGTCGCCTATTCCCACGCCTGTAAAGCCTGGTACTTGTAGATTAAGGACCATCGATTCAAATGAAAATCGTTGTGCTATTCTTTTTGGCGTAATATCGGCTTCATTGTCGCTATCAAAGTCATTATGTAACTTTTCGGTATCTGCAAAGACGTATAAACTACCCTCTGGATACGAGGAGAACGTCTTTCCTTTGTCATAATTAAAGAAAGGTAGTATGCCTTTGTTATCTGTCTTACCACCTACTCCATCATGTTCCGTATGAAAACTATTGCCATATTCAGCAAGATAGTCATAATTGGTGGTTGTGTACTTCTTGTTTAAACTATCATACGCAATTGCTTTGGAATTGTAAACACCAGAACGTAAAGACTTTAATGTGTCAAACTGTTCTTTAATACGAAAATTGGCGACTTGTTGCATTTCTCTTATTACATCTCTATTACCATCACTTTTTCGTATGTTTGCTGGTGTGGGTTTATACTTGGCAACAACAGGTCTAGCTGCGACACCGCTGGTTGCAAGGTGTGATTCAATAGATTTACAATGAATACCTAAACTATTTTCGTAATAGAGAAAACCTTTGTTTGCATATCGTTTACTATCTGCTCTCTTACGTATAAAGTCTATTGCTGAGTATGGTCGCAATCTTGGTATAACATACTTTCTTAAACCACTTGTTTCTTCTATGATAACATTTTTTGTTGATTCTAAATCATTTCGTATAAACGATAATAACATATCATCTAAAGAACCTGATACAGCACGTGATATTCTTTTTTGTTCATTGACAATTAATTCTTTACTAACAAAGTGTAATACGTATATCTGTGATCTTGGGGTCGCACCTTGTCTTTCGGATATCTTGTAGATATGCATAGGGTGTCCTGTTTCATGCGTAAAGTCAAAACCTCTACTTGTACCTGGCGTAAACAATTTAAACTCTATACGTTCAAAACCTGTCAATGGCAAGTGATTCGGTATATTTTGTGCGTCTGTTAATACTATGTCACCTGATAAACACTTTTTATCTATAGACTCATAGATGTTTAACTCAGTCATCAATGATTTAACGGAGATTTGTTTAGGTTTACTGGTGTTGCCGTTAGATGATAGGTAAGAAGTTAATACTACGTCTGATAGTATAAAGTCACCAGCTTTAGTTAATAATTCAGTATCTATTGTATTGTACATAGGTCATTATCTATTGATAAGTTTATCAAATTCCTCTATAAACACATTTAAAAATTGAGGTTGTAATAGTTTAATCTTTCTCTTTTCGTCTTGTAATCTTTGTTCGTATTCATAATTACTTACACTACTTGCGCCAACATGGTCACTATTGACTTCTATTAAGTGTGTGTGATCGTTACTTACTATAGGTCCACTTGATTGTGCAATTTCATAATGATGTATGGCGTCTGGATTTGCGTACTTATCAAATACATAAGTTTCAAAATCTGCATTACTCATTGGCCAGTCATGGTAAGCGTCTGTAACATTATTTGTTAGAAGTATAACCCAATGTAAATCTGCACTACCAAAGTGTTTAAATGCAATTGTTTCAGGTCTATCACCATTTTGTACATCATAGACATCATACAAACTTGCTTCATTTTGTATTTTACTTCTAACTTTAATTCTCTTAAATAAATCTGTAACAAGTTTATAGTTCTTATTACCAGCTATATCGTATTGACCTGTTGGAAATCTATCGAAATATGCCATTAATAACCGTCCGCTATTCTTTCTTTAGTCATAATTTCAGTTTCTTTAAATGTTAAACTCATAGTTGCCATTGTTGATGGTGCACCTTTACCGTCAACTGTAAATGTAGATATGACATCTTGTGGTGCAAAGTTCACGTTCATACCTGTTAATACGCAACGTGATACCCTTGGAATATAAGAGTTTCTATTTTCTCTATACATATATGTAATTTGAAATTCTGATGGCGCTAAAAAGTATGATCTGTTTTCATTCTTAAATTCTGGATGCATATGAAACTTAAATAGGTTAATAATTTTATACATCTCTTCTTTTTCAAAGTAATTTTTAGGTGCAAACTCAAAAGGAAAATTAAACTCTCTAAATGGCACACCTTGGAATACTAATTCCATTTGAGAGTTAACTGCTTGACCTTTTGCCTTATCAAATGCGCCTTCTATATTTTCAAAACCTGGTATTAAACTAGCTGCACCAAAAGCTGCCTTTCTTAATAGTATCGTACCTGCGTCACCAGCTAAGGCACCAGCAGTTTTTAAACCATCTAAAAAACCTTCACTATCAAGTGTGTTTGATATACCTTGTCCTAACAAACCTGCAAGACCTGTTTCCATGTCATTATAACCTACTGAGTAGTTAAACTTTAATGCTTCTCCTGGTGTATATAATATCATACTATCAGAAACATATGTGTGAGATGGTGTCTTTTCATTTAAACCTGAGTTAACTGCTTGTACTCTTGTTTCTGCACCTACGCCTTTATCTGAAGCAGTCTTTACTTTGTCTGCTCTACTGATTAAATTTTTTTCACCAACTAAACTATCCGATACACCTATGATACCTTGTTCACCATATTGTTTTGATTTAAATTTGGATGCCTTATGCATAATGACATCAAATATAACATAGTGTCCGTCACCTAAGTTTGATGTTTCTTGCGGATAGTATGCCGTTCCATAATTATATGGATTCTCTTTCATGTGAGAAGTAGGACTTGATGATTCTATTTCTAACGGCGATTTGTTAAGTAATTTAGCTGCGATCTTTTTTGTCTGCACCTGATTATTAGAACCTGATTGAAACCCTTGTACGGTGTTTGCAATTGCTCCTTTAACTACGTTTGCAACCTTTGATGTGAAACCCATTTTAATTCCTTATATATAGTTACTAATATTTATATTGGTTTTAACATGAGTTACAAAGGAATATACAAACCCTCCAACCCTAAGAAATACGCTGGAAACCCTAATAGAATAGTATATAGATCAAATTGGGAGAGAAGATTTATGGTCTATTGTGATAAAAATCCAGAGATTGTAGCATGGGCAAGTGAAGAATTAATTATACCCTACAAAAGTCCTATTGATAAGAAAATTCATAGATATTTTCCAGACTTCATTATCAAAACGGCAAAGGGTAAAAAGTATATGATTGAGATTAAACCTAAGAAGTATACCATGCCACCAAAACCTGGCAAGCGAAAAACTAAACGTTTCTTTGGTGAACAATTAGAATATATCAAAAACACCGCTAAATGGCAAGCTGCGTCAAAGTATTGTGAAGATCAGGATATGGAATTTAAAGTGTTTACTGAAAAAGAATTAGGTATTTACTCTTAGGGAGATACAGCACCTGCCATATTATCAAACGTTGCGTCACCATTAGATGTACCACTTGACATACCAACTGTCGTACTACTTGATCCACTAATATTTGTTTGATTGTTATTATTCTGTAAGAATGGTATATTAGATTTTGATTTATTTTGTAATTCTTGTTCTTTAATTGTGTTAGCGTCAATCATTCTTTCTTCTTGTGATTTGCCTAAATTTGCCATATCAAATGGTTGATAACTTAGCGAACCTAATGCGTCACCAACCTGATTGTTACCTGTAATTTTAACTTCACTACCATTATTTAAATCTTTAATCATTTTATCTTCGTAATTTGATGGACCTTCTATTTCATTTTCTGCTTCTTGCATGTCTTGTGTGTATTTGTCAGCAGCTTTTTGTTCTTCTTCGGTAGGTTGTACGGCTTCTGCTTTTTTTAAATATTCAAGTTCTACAAAAGGTAATGTATTTAAATAACCTATCAAACTATTGATTGTGTCAATTAAAGCATTTTTGATTTTAAGAAATTGCTCTTTGAAGAAATCGCCAATTGTTTTTGGTATGCCCAATAAAAAGTCTTTTACACCTTTTAACTTATCTCTAAACTTAATCATAGCTAGAACAACACCTGCGATAGCTAAACCAATCAATACTTTACCTGTCATAAAGAATTTACCTAAGAACTTTATACCACTAATTAACTTTTTAAATCCTTTACCTAAACCTTTAAAACCAAATGCAAATACTTCGCCAACACTTTTTATCTGATCTTTAAAAGTTGTAAATGCTTCACCTATAGCCATAAATGGTGACATAAAGGCGTCTAATAATCCTTGTAGAGCTGGTGGTAATTGCATACCCTCTCTATCTTCTAATGGTGATTCATCAGGATTTAATACTCTATTTTCATTATCTAAATTGTTTCTTAATTCTTGTAATCTTGTTTCTTCTCTTATTATAAATTCTTTTTCTTCGTTTGTTAGAGTTTCTTTATTAAGGAGTTTTTCTCTTTCTTTTTTAACATTCTTTTCATCTTTAATATATAACTTTTCTTGTCGTTGTAATATTTTTTGTCTATCTCTAATTTCTTTATTTGTTAAGATGTTTGCTTCAATTCTATACTCTTTACCCTCTCGTATAGTTCTTGTTTCAGCAACAATATTTTTTGCTCTCAGATCAGTTACTTCTTTATCTGCTTTGATCTTTTGTTCTTTTAGTTCTTCTATTCTATCACCAAGTCCTTTATTAAAGTCTTTGACGTTGAAACCTAATTGATTGACTATCTTTTCTGCTTTAGATAATGCACTTTCAAAGGCAGCTATTGTACCTTGTTCAGCTTCAGCAGTTATTTCTTTTGCTAACTGTCTGACAACCGTTGGTGCAATTACTGTCTTTCTACCAGCAGATACCGTTTTCATAGTATCTGACATGATAGTTTTAAATAAATCTCTAACGTCTGACTCTAATACTGCCATTATTTACTCTTTTTTGATGTACCTGCATATAGACCAAACCAAGCTGCGCCAGCACCAACAACTACTGATACTAACCCACTTTGTTCCATAGTAGGAGCTGGTAACTCCATATACCATATTACAACCTTGTATAGTAAGTAAATGTATGTTGAGATGAATATTCTTGGAAATATTCTCCAACTATCTGTCGCCTTTGCAAGGTCAATTAAACCTTGGTATCTGTTTTTACTTGAATCAATAGTATTTGTATCAATTTCAAGTTCTAAGTTTACTTTTTTAGTGACCTCAGCCATTCTTATCTCTCCTACGTTTTTCGTTCTCTTCTTTAATGTAATTGATTAGCATGTTCACGTATATGTCCCTTTCCCAAGGTATCATATTTTCAAGTTCACCATAAGAGTATTTATGATGTTGTATCAGAGCAAATGATGTTTCGAAGTACGCCTCTAGGCTGTTATGGGAGAGGCTGATTCGAAAAAATCTGCTAGTCCTGAAAACACAACTTTACTCTTTACACCTGTGGTTGGATTTGTAACCTCTGTTTCATATCTAACCCTAGGCATAGTATCAAAGAATTTCTTTATTTCTAAAAACTTCTCCTGTGGAAGTTGTTCAAAAAATTCTTTTAATTCACTTGTTGTACTGTCCTTGCCTGGATATATCTTTTCCCCTTCAAAGATGTGGTCGACACATTTTAACAAAGTATTAAATACTATTTCAATACTAGCTGTGTCAACATCTTCTTGCCCATGTAATAATGCAAGCGATGGATATTTAAGTACAACACCTAAATTCTTATCTTTGTCAATGATAACTTTATTTGTATGTTCATCATCAACTTCTACGTTTACTTCGGTAAGATCAATCTGAACTTTAGCATATGTCTTTTTATCATCTGGACATAATACTCTAAAGTCAGCTTTCTCACCTACTGATTTAGCACGTATATTTAAAAAGATATACTCTAAATCAAATAGTGGTAAATTGTCAACGTCTAACTCATTAAAAGTACATGCGTTCACAATTTCTCTAGTAGCATTGTAAATGTCTTCTTGTTTACCTGTTTCACTAGCTACTAATAAAACTTTTTCCTCTTTTACAAGAAAAGGTCTATATTTGACCTTTTGGTCTGCTGAGGGCAAAGTCAATTCATATGTTGCTGTTTCTATAATGGGTAACGCCATAATATCTCCTTAATTAAAATTATAAAAATGGTGGAAATACTCTTCCACCAGTTACTCTGCCAATCGGTAAACTTCTTCTCACTTGATTGACAACATCTCT